AGTCAGACTTGAAGTGGGTTCTACGAGATTTGCTGACTTATGGGTATCAGGAGGTTAGCGGTTCTGCGGATTATGATGAACTAAGAGATTTAGGAAATACAATGCCTTGGTCTTAAACTTAGAAAGCAGGTAAAATATGAACAACATTCAATTTCGTTTTGAAACAGCTTATGGTTTTGATTTTGTCCAATTTGTGATTTTGGAAGACGGTCGTAAGTTTGCAATCACTGGACAAATGGGAATTGGTTTCGCAGTCTCTCCTAGATACACGATTTATGTTAAGAAAAAGTCTGAATTGAAAGAGCTTTTGGATAAAGCTATTAAATTTGACGGTTATGTCTTGAAGGATAACTACACTGACAGACTAGAGCTTGAAACTTACGAAAACCACGTTTTTCGTTTCTTATCTAATTAGATAAAGGCGGTATCCACATGCGAAACTTCGCCCTATACGACCCAAGCAGTGGACAATATGTTTCTTATGTAGCTTTCAACCGAAAAACCAAACAGTATGACATTGAGTTCACACATAATTTGCACTCTATTCGCTTTTGGAAGATGAAATCGAGTGCAGAAGGACGAGCACAGAGGATTTTTGATTGGAACAGAAATTTGGCGCTTGAAGTGAGAGAAATTCGATAGGTTTCTCTTGACAAACCTCTAGGTTTGTGTTAGAATATTTATAATGAGTAATGAGTTCTAACGAACGTTAGGGGATATCATTCCATTCGGTTTATATTTCCTTCGAGAAATATCCTCAACTTTTGGTTGGGGGTATTTTGGTAGTTAAACTTAGCTTACTAGGTCTATAACCTTTGAGGTTGTAGGTCTGCATAAACTAAGTTTGGTTTAGTTTATTCTATTTTATTCTATTCTATTCACACTAAACCTTAGTTTAAAAATAACATTTTTATTCTAAGGAGGATTATCATTATGGATAATTCAACACAGTTCACACTAAGTCGAGTTTCGACTGAAGTTTCTTTGAAGGATCGTTATTACAGAGGGGTTAAACCTCAAAGTGACGTTTTCTTCCCTAAAGTAGTTTTACCTACTTACTTTTTAGATTATGAAGATCGTTATTATTACGCTTCGAATTATAGCTCTTTCGGTATCTTTGGTTCCGTTGTCTCGTTTGATTTGCCACAAGGGGAGTCTAGGAAGAGACTTAAGTTCTGTGTGCCAGATGGTGCTTTAGAGTTTAAGCTAGGTGGTGTTTACAAAACAAAAGTTAAACCTTTAACTTCTTTACAAATTATTGTATTTTATATTTTAAATGCGTTACGTTATTTCCTTTCACCATTTGTTGAAATTTATAAATTTGTGGCTCGTTTGCTAGACTTACAAGCTCTTGTAGTTTTAGCTTTATTGATAATTTGTGGTTTGTTCGTACATAACGAGATTGGAAATATACCTTATGTAGATTACACTTTGTACACCTTAATGGGTATCGAAGTTGGTTTAGCTCTTTTAAATAAAAGTCATTGGGTTGATGCTATTTATCGTTTTCGTTATTATTTAGAGAGAAGGTCAACTGTCTTTTACGAACGTGCTTTATCTTTGGGTGAGGCACTAAACGGAAATCCGATGCCAAGTGGTATGGTTACAACTGGTTTAAACACTTCATACGAGAAATTGAGTTTGTTAAGTATTGTAAGCTTAGACTATGATTTGTTCAGATGGCTTCAACTTAAAGATGATACTCGCAACCTTACTCGCAGAGAGATTGGAGAACTATTTTCTGATTTAGAAGGTAGTTTGGAAAAACTTGATTTATCAGATTGGGGTATCATTGAGCGCATTTTGGAGCGCCATGTTCATGGAAAAGACGCTTTCATTATTCCTGAGTTGGTAACTTCATGGGGTATTGATAGAGAAAAAGAACCTGAGTTGTTTTTCTCTTGCGTAACTAATTTAAGAACTTTAGCAGGTTACAAAGACATTCCGTTTAAGGTTGATAAACTCAAGGCTAAATAAATAGTAGAGGTGTTTTTAAGTTGAAGTACAGAACAAAACATATCTCAGCGAAGTCCTCAGACCGTTTGGCAGAATACTTAGATGAAGCTCTTCAAGACATTCAAGACAGAGGTGGTATCCCAGATTTGTCGAGCTTATCTGTAGTTTACACTCCCAACCGTTATGAAGGTGAACAAGGTTATATAAACGCTTATATAGTTTACAGATTAGAAGATTAAAAAGAAGTCTTGATTGTTGAGGTTTTACTTGACAAACAAGACTTCTTTTGCTATACTAAATACAAGAAAATTTTGAGGTGCAATACATGTTAGAGACTAATAGAACAAATGCGAATAACTTTGTCATTTCACAAGCTTTATCTGAAGCAGTTGCCTATACTCTTGGGATTGAGGGTTTAACTTTACTTCGAACTGATGTTGGTGGGTTGGGTGATAATAATCAAGTTTATTATTTCTCACACAGTATTCTGGATCAACTCTCAGTTAAATCTAGTGATAAGACTTTGTTTGATGTTAAACTAATCTTTTTACGACGTGAAGATTTAAACATTGAAGAGACTTGGAACGGTGAACCTCTATATCTTTACGGGACTGAGCATTACGTTCTTTCTCAAGTTTATGTAGATAATCAAGTGGCTGCAAATTCTTTCTTCGATAGTTTATATAAGAGCGTAGAACATGAGGTTCTTGCTGAGTTTTATATTTATGATAACGTACTTTATTTGAGTTACGAAGCACTTTTAGCAGCTTATCAACAATGATACTAGATTGCTCTCTTAATTAACTAGGGACGAAGTACCTCTAAAACCTCTCAGTTTGCCCCAGATTTGATTTTAAACTTACGTTTGATATTTTATACGGTTTAAATTTAAAATGAAGCAGAGAGTGTTTTAGAGGTTTTTATTTAGAAGGGAATTTATGACTAAGAAAATTATAGCAATTTGGGCGCAAGACACTGAGGGTATCATAGGTAAAAACAACCACCTTCCTTGGCACCTACCAAAAGACCTTGAGCATTTCAAAGAAACTACGTTGAACCAAGCTATTTTGATGGGTAGAGTTACTTTTGAGGGAATGAATCAACGGCTTCTTCCCAATAGAGAAACGTTGATTTTAACTACTCAGTTGGGCTACCAAGTAGATGGAGCAGTTGTTGTAACCAGTGTAGAAGAAGTCTTGAATTGGTACGAAAATCAAGACAAAACTCTTTACATTGTAGGTGGAAACCAAGTTTATAAGTTGTTTGAACCTTATGTTGATGAATTGTTTGTTACACAAGTTCAAGCTGAAGTAGTGGGTGATACTTATTTCCCTAGAGATTTTGACTTCTCTAGGTTTTCTTTAGTAAGTAGTGAAGATTATGAGAAAGATGAACAAAATGAGTTTGAGTTTACGATTGAACATTGTGTGAGGGTGTGATTATGAGAGTTGGTTCCTACATTGAAATAAAGTACAAGACTAAAGGTGGCGAAATTTTTTATTCAACACAAGAAGTTCTTCAATTTGGGTATAGCGAGCGTTATGGTTGTGAGGTTGTAGTAGTCGATAAAGACTCCCCTATGTACTTTGGGTATCCATCGGGTGAGTTGTTACTTTCCTTGAACTTCGAGTCGCAAATTGTAAAAGCAAAAGTCACTTCTTGGACTGATCCATACAAAGAACTTTATGGAGAATATTACTGAAAACTAGGAAACCTCTTGACTTTCAAGGGGTTTTGTGCTATAATAAAACAAAATTTGATAGGTGGTTTAGATAATAGATGACTAAGAAATATGTTGAGAATGAGATTTTGAAACACCCAAGTCGATACAATGAGAATAAGGTTGAAGCTTGGGATTTTACAACTTTCTCTTTATTACCTCACACGATTGGTACTGTAGTTGAATATGTGATTCGCTATAAACATAAAGGCGGTATCCAAGATTTGGAGAAAGCCAAACGTTGGTTGAAAAAGGCTAAACAGTCTTATAAATACCTCGCTCTCTGCGCACCTAACTTGACTGTCTCTGAATATTTGGAGTTAGTTCCAGAAGTTAACACTAAGAACTTCGCAGACTTGTCTGAGGAGCAGTTGGGTATCCTCAGAACGGCTCAAACTTTAACAATGAGTTTAGATAATGAGCGTATTTTCAAAGAGTGTATTGCTATTATTGATAAATACTTAACTTTACTGATTGATATGGAGAAAGAGGTACTTTGATGTTTTTAGCTTTTATTCAATATTTAGTTGCTCTTGTTTACTGCATGCATGGCTTTGCTCTAGCTTTCAGTTTACTTGTTCGGAGAGATGTTTTGCCTGAATTAGGTTTAAGTGTGCGTTCAGTTTCACTTTGGTTACTTACCTTTGTTCTTTACACAGCCTTACTTACTTTTATCATTTTATTTGTAAGTCAAATCGGTGTATCAAATTTAGTTTTCTTTCTTACCTTGAATGGAACTATGTTTCTATTTATGATTTTGTTGGATGGTTGGTTATTGTGTAGAAAGGTTCCTTAACATGCTTCAAGTTTTATCCAGCGGTATCGTCATTTTGTACCTAACTAATTTTTTTTTGTTTTAGGATTTGTATATGCAATTCCACATTTGCAAACTAAGTTTAAGGTTTCTTCAAAAGATGTGTTTAATGCTATTCTTGTTACTATTCTTTACACACTCAGTTTAGTTGCATTATTTTGTGTAGTGAAAGAGTTAGGAATATCAGAGTCTAAGTTGCTTTATACATTTGATAGCTTACTGTGGTTTTATTTAGTTTGTTTGTATGGTTATTTCATGTTGAGAGAGGAGAAGAAATGAACGTTTCAGAATTGATTGCTTATTTATCACAATTTCCACCAACAAGTTCTGTAGAAGTAAAGATTTCAGGATTTGACGATTCTGAGGATGGTCGTCTGAATTTATTTGGGATGGTAAACGGAGCCATAAAAACAGAGGTTGGGTATCCTCAACTGATTGCAGAGTTCGACACCGCAGAGCCTTATGATTGGGGTGATTAAGTTATGTTATCATGGTTTTTGTTACTGAGAGCTATCCATTTAACGATTGTCGCTTTTGTCTACTTTGTATGTTTTGCATTTGCACTTTATCCAGATACCAAAAGTTACTTTTGTTACTTTAGTAAAGTTCGATTTACTCTAAAAACTCTGTTAGCAGTATTTTACTATGTGGTGTTCTTTGAACTTCAGTCCATAACTGAACTCTCTAATTCCCATATTTGGGTATCCACTTTGCTGATTTTGTTCGACATTGCTGAGATGTGGTCTAGGAGTTATAGAACTTATGGTTTTAAAGAACTTAAGAAAACTGTAGGTAAAGCAGCTTACTTTTTCATTTGATATAGAAAGTTGGTATTTTGTTTATGGTTCATGGTTTAAAGATTGCTCCTAACTACTTTGAGAAAGTAGTCACTAAAGAAAAATCTTTCGAGGTGCGTTACAACGATAGAAACTTTCAAGTTGGAGATATTTTAAAGTTGATGGAATATACGGAGGGTTCTTACACAGGACGTTCTGTTTATGTTAAAGTAACATATATTCTTCGAGATTTTGAAGGTCTGCAACCAAATTTTGTAGTTATTTCTATTGAGTTGATTTAGAACGAGGTCTTACATGAATTTTAACTCAGAGTTAAATAATATTTTCAACTTAGGTTTACTTATTGGTTTTGCTAGTTTGTGGGTTTTCCACGTGCTTTACTTTTACCTTC